GTTATAATGTCAGAACATAAGTTCCCTACGGAAATTATTGATTTACCGTCTAATGGTAAGGTCTATCCAAAAGACTCGCCACTTGCTGAAGGTAAATTACAACTTAAATATATGACCACAAGAGAAGAAGACATTCTTATGTCTGAAAACCTTATTAAGAAAGGTGTGGTTATTGATAAACTACTAGATAGTTTGATTGTTACAAAGGGTGTAAGTCAAGAAACCTTAATTTTAGGCGATAAGAACGCTGTATTAGTTGCTGCTCGTATTCTTGCTTATGGTCCAGAGTACACGGTAGAAGTAACAAATCCAAATAATTCTGAACAAAAAATAGAACATACATTTGACCTTACAAAATGCCCGTTTAAAGAATTACCAGGTGGTATAGATTACACAGATAATTCTTTTGACTTTGAAACTCCAATTGGAAAAAACAAAGTAAAGTTTAGACTTCTTACAGGTAAGGAAGAGAAACTAATAGAAAAGGATTTAGAACAGGCAAGAAAAGTAGGATATAATTCAGATATATCTACAAGACTTCGTTTTACGATTACAGAGGTAGATGGTGATAATAAGGCAGAAACCATATCATCATTTTCACAAAATATGCTAGCCCGTGACTCTGTGGCATTGAGAACTTACATACAAAGTATTTCTCCCGATATTGATTTGACATCGGAAATCCAAATAGGGGAGGGAACTGTGAGCGTGTCAATACCGCTTACAGTCGAGTTTTTTTGGCCTAAGTCCATCTAGTAAATTAGATATACATCAATCCATTTTCTACCTAATCTATGGTATGCCTGGTTTTACATTTAACGATGTATACACTATGCCTGTCCATCTAAAAAACTTTTATTTAAGAGAGTTTATGAAGTTTAAGAAGATAGAAAAAGAAAAGATAGAAAAATCTCAACCAAAGCAACAACCAACAATTCCTCGTAGATTTAACCCTAAATAACTTTCTTCTTAATATTTATTAATATATTAATTAACTGAGATAGTAATGGCTAGAAGAGAAATAGATGATATTCGTGATGAGATAGAGCTTTTAAAACAAAAAGCTAATTTTAGACGAAAAGATGGTGAAATAAATAAAAGGTATCAAACAGCTTACAATAATTTACTAAAAGAAGAAAAAACCTTAGTTGATGCCATCACTAAGTCAAGAGCAGCTGAAGTCAAGGTTGGTCAAGCTTCTATTAAATCAGCACAAGACCTACAAAAAGCCGAAGATAATATAAATAAGAGTCTATCCAGTAGACTGCAAATGCTAGTAAAGGGTAATGTTCTTGGGGCAATTGGTTTAGGAAATTCAGGCAAACAAGCTACAGCTACAAGAGACTTGAAAAAAGAATATGATGGTGTAGTTACTGAAATAAAAAATAGTAATATTGATATAACCAAACAAGCTCAATTAATAGATATTGCTGGTAATATACAATCTGGTAATCTAACGGATGAAAAAAATATACAAGAGCAGATAACTGGTGTTGGGGCAAAACAATCTGTTAATATGAGTGGGATACTAGAAAAAAAATCAACAGAAACTGTTCTTGGTGCTAAGAATGCTAAAAATTTAGCGATGGCAAATAAACTTCTTATTGGAGGTGGTGCTATTTTTGCTGCTACTTTAGCTATAGCTCAAAAGTTTGCTGGTTCAATAGATGCTATAGGAAAACAATTTGGTAGTTTAAATGTATTGGGTGATGGGTTTAAGAATGAATTACTAACCTCACAAGAAGCAGTAACCGGTATCGGTGCTACGATGGAAGATGTAGTAGCTACTACAAGTGCGTTATCTAGTGAATTTGGTTTATCAATAGATGAAGCTGCAGATTTATCTGCTCAAGTAATTGATACTGCTAGGGCAGTAGGTTTATCAAATGAAGAAGCTGCTAAGTTAAGTGGTATTCTACAAACAACTTCTGGTTTAAGTGGAGCTCAAGCAGAAAGATTAACAGAAGGTGCTTTTCAATTAGCTGCTATGAACAAAGTTAATCCGTCTGCTGTGTTAAAAGATATGGCTGGTTCTTCAGAGGCATTTGCTATGTTTTCTAAAGATGGTGGTGATAATATTGCCAAAGCAGCAGTTCAAGCTAGAGGATTAGGATTATCATTAGATACTACTTCAAAGATAGCAGAGGGTTTATTGGATTTTGAACAATCTATCAGCGCTGAAGTAGAAGCATCAGTTTTACTTGGCAGACAACTTAATTTTCAAAAAGCTAGGGAATTAGCACTTACCAATGACCTTGAAGGTGCTATGAAAGAGGTTGTAAAACAGGTTGGAACTGAAGCTGAATTTAATAAGTTGATGTTACCACAGAGACAGGCTTTAGCTAAATCTATAGGTGTTAGTGTTGGTGATTTAGCAAAGATGGTTGCTAATCAAGATAAGGCAAATATGTTAGCTGGAGAAACAGCAAAATCATTTGCCGATATAATCGGTAAAGATGCTATGTCTGAACTAACTGCTACGATGAACGAATTAAAAATATTTGGTGTTGCTCTTGCTAACACGGTTGGACCTATTCTAATGGCAGTAGCAAAAGTTGTTAATTTTGCTTTAACTCCATTGGGTAATTTAGTAAGTGGTATATCACAAAGTGTTAGAGGGGTAAATGATTTTAAATCAGGTCCTGGTGGTATAACAACGATGATGGGACCAGCTGGTGTATTTAGTTTAAACCCAAGAGATTCCGTGTTGGCAACAACCAATCCGATACCTGTAAATGATATCAGTATGGGTCCTGCTGGTTCTAAATCTGTTGGTGGTGGAAATATGAATGTTACATTTGGGGATGCAACTTTTCAAAATGATAAACTTAGACTGGCAGTAGTAAATCCACCAGACACAACTCGTAGTTTATAGGAAATAATTATGGCACTAGAAAATTTAAAATCAGCATACAATAATTTAAGTATAAATAACGCTAAAAAGATAGCTAGTGAAGTTGGAAGAGAACTTAGTATTCAAAGTCAACTTAAAAAAACAGAAGACCTTATATTAGGTCTTAGGGCTCCTGATGTAAACTCAACTATAGAAGATATTTTTAATCCTGTTTTATCAAATATAGATTATTCTGCTAGAGCTACTGCTGGATTACCTTTTAAAAATCTCGGGGATAATCCTATACCTGATGTAGATAGAGCAGTAGATTCGGTAATTAAGACTAGACTTGAATTGCCAACATCTGTATTTGGAAGAGATGTACCTGCTCCTCTTCTTAAACAAGCTAATAAGGCTTATAATGCCCTAAGAACAAGGGGTATACTAGAATTAAACGAAGCTGTTCAATTTCCAGTAACTGGAAAACCAACACCTTTTATAGACTTATCAAGAGGACCTGGTGAAACTAATTATATTGACTATCCATCTTTACAGTTACCTACAACTGATGAAGTTGATGATGTTATAGCACCAGAGAAAAAAGGTGACTTCTATGTAAAGATAAAAGATTTAAGAACAGGTGGTCAGATACTTTATTTTAGAGGATTCGTAACCGGTATAACAGAAAATGTTAATCCATCATTTACTCCAATAAATTACATCGGAAGAAGTGAGCCTGTTTACACTTATGAAAGGGGTGAAAGGGATGTAAGTTTTAACCTCAAAGTTTATCCAGCAAATTATACTGAACAGAAAATAATGTACGAAAAAATAGATAGACTAACAAGTTTAGCATATCCTAAATATTTAGGTACTGATGATTTGACTAGAATGCAACCACCATTTACAGAACTTTACATGGCTCATATTGGAACTAGAAAAAAAGGTCAATTTGGGTTTATAAAATCAATTTCATATACTGTTAATGAACAAGGTGATTGGGATGCTTTAAGAGCATTACCAAGATATTTTGATATAAACATATCTTATCAGATATTAAGTAAAAAAACACCAGATATGAATGATCGATTTTATGGGTATGATCCCTATCCTGAGGAAAAATAATGAGTAGATACGATAATATAAAAAAAATTCAAAATAAAAGATTTACTTCTATAGGAACATCATATCTTCCAAAACACGAAGATAAAAACTCGGATATTCTTCTTATCGCTACACAAGGTGACAGATGTGATTTAATAGCACAACAGTATTACGGAACATCCGAACTATGGTGGTATGTTGCTTCAGTAAATAATTTATCATCCAATAACATTGAGGCTGGAACTCAGTTGAGGGTGCCGGTTTCAACAGAACAAGCAGTTTTAAAATAAAATGGACATATCAAAAAAAGTTTTTGGTTCTAATGTTTCCAAAGAAATAAGAGATTATTTTAATGATATACAAGATGGTAGTGTAATAGAGCCTGGTCAACCGATACCGACAAAACAACCAAATTACCTTGGTGATAAAACTCCATTTGCTAGAATGTGGACTATTGTTAAGAAAACTTCATTTGAGGTAAAAGAAGTTGATGGTAAAAAAAAACTAAGTCCTCTTCCTAAACCAGAGATAATAACTCATATAGTAAACAGTAACCAAGTCGAATCTTATAGTGAATTATCATCCATAGGCGAGTTAACAGAAAATAAATATCTCAAACCACCAGCTGGTATAACAGAAGTGAGTTCAGATTCAACCGGTGCTTTAGGTGCGATGAGACAAACAACTATCAGATTTACAGTTCATAATAAAAAAGATTTAGATGAAATATTTTTACCATTTTTTTTAAAACCAGGTTCACAAGTATTTGTTGATTTTGGTTGGTCTGATAAAAACTTAAATTTATATGATGTTGATGATTTAACTAAAAATAGAGATGACGAACTTACAGGTCTTTACGAGGATATATATAAAGAAAACGATGATTCTATTTTTTCAAAAGGTCTAATGACAACATTAAATGGACAAGTTAAAAGGTATGATGTTAAAGTTAATGCTAATCAATCCTTTGAATGTTCGTTAGAGGTTATTTCCACTAATTATCATTTAGTTGATAAAAGTATCACACCCGATAATAATTTAAAATTTGTTTTTACTAATATATTGGAAGACTTGTTATTATTAAGATATGCTAGTACATTTGAAGGTAAAGAAGCTGAACAGTTTGTTAAGAATCAATTGTTTAATATTAATTCTTGGTCTAAGATATCACCTGCAGAAAGAGAAGCTGCTAATAAAAACTTTTTTGATAATAATCGAGACTTTAATCCAAAATCAGATTTAATACCATCGTATTACAGACAAGTTGGTATTTTTTATCAGGATTTAAGTAATCAAAGAAAACAATTGGATCAAAAAGAATCTCTTTATATGTCTTGGGCTTTATTTGAAGATGAATTTTTAAATAGGTTTGTAGCATTTCAAGAAGTGGATGGTGTAGAAACAGGACCTGATAAAAATATTAAATTACCTAAGTTCAATAGTGTTAATTGTTATGTCAGATGGGACGAAAATTTATTTAAAATGATGAAAATAAAACCAGAACTTTCTGATAATAATTTAAGTTTTCTTTATCCAGATACTTGGGATGATGAAGAGACATCAAATAAATACAAACCTACTGCTTTAACCGAACAAGGTGAGAAAGATTGGAAAGACACAGACGATGATAAGGAAAAAAGAAGAATACCTATACGAGAATTATTTATCAATACTACAACGATAATAGAAGCATTCAAATCAGCTGATGATATAGGTAAGGCATTGGAAAAAATATTCGATACCATACATGAACATTCAGGTGAACTGATAAATATAAGATTTATAAAAAATAATGATGCTGAAACTTCAATGGGATTTCACGATAGTAATTCTCAACCGGTAAAATCAATTGATCCATCAGATGTATTAAAATTTGATGTTACAAGTGGAAATGGGGTTGTATTAGATGCAAATTTAGCATTTGAAACACCAAAATCTGGTTTATCAAGTATGATTGCTATTGGTCAATCAAGCACTCCTCAACTTTACGATGAATTTGAACTTATGAAGTTTAATTTATTAAATGAATTACAAACTAATCAAACTACCACTAATCGTTTTGTTTATAAAAATTTACCTGCTCTTGGAGAAAAACCAAAAATTTCTACAAATTTAAGCACCGACTACTCAACCATGTTTGGAAAAAATAATGTGATAACAAATGCACCCGATGAAATAAATCCTTTTTTAGAAAAAGACAGAGAATCATTAGTCAATTTTTTAGGAATAATAAATATAGAAAAAGGATTTAGTACCATAAAAAATTACAGATTTCAAGATTTTAAAAAGAAACAAGAAGAGTTATATGAACAATCTTCTAGTTTAGAAATAAAAAAACCAACAGATTATACAATAGAAAAAGAAGATGAAAGGGGTAGAATTAAATTTACTGCCAATAGTGAAAGGGATTTAGAATTGATGTATGCTAAAATTATTAATATGTCTAGTAGAGAAACAAATTCTGTAGCAGTAGTTATGCCTATAAGTTTAACTTTAGATGTGTATGGTAATAACTTTCTAAATATAGGTGATTATTTTACTGTTAACTTTTTACCAAAACAATTTCAAGATAATGTTTATTTTCAAGTGGTTGGCGTAAATCATAATCTATCGACATCTAATTGGAAAACAACATATAATACTGTTATGAGAACTTATACGAAAAGAAAATATCAACAATTTAGTTTTGATCCTAATGGTCCTTTAACAAATCAGTTTATTGTTACTTTGGGTGGTGAGTTGAAAAAGGCTTTATATAAAAATATAGATGAATCTGGTGGAACTCCAGTATTTGGAAGTAGTTATGCTAAACATTTACTTAAAATGACGATGGATGGATTTCCAAGAATTGCAAAAACAGGAGACCTATCACCTCCACCAGGCGTAGAAGGTATTTCTTCAATTCCATATAAAGTTCTTGATGTAAAATATGACCATTTAGCCTTAACTGAAGATGACATAAAGAATGCAAAGTTAAAAGATTTAAATTTATTAGTTCCAAATAAAAATAATAATGACGCTTCATATAGTCAAGGTCAATTAGCTTGGCATATTGCCGTTAGTGAATTGTTGTTGGGTGAAGATGTTATAGATTGGAAAAAATACAAAAAAGAAACAAATAAAACAGATTTTTTCTTCAAAGCCGTAACACAATCAACTATAATAGATGATTTAAAACCATCTAAAGGAAAAATTGCTATAATTACTACTAAAGAAAATGGAGAGGTGGGTAATCTTTACAACCTAAAAATAGTAAAGAAAATTGATCGTTATAAATTTAACATTATTGGATTAGATGATTCCGCTAAAGCAATAATAAAATATATAGATAGTTTAGCTGGAAAACAAAGTCAAGATATTACTGCACCAACTGATACAAGATATGCTTCTCAAGACGAGTATAGTGGATTTTATTTTTTATATACTTTAACATGGGAGTTAGAAAATACTTCAGCAGTAAACGGTAACGAAATTATTAATAAGTTTTTTATTTTTGATTTTACTTCCGATGAAAAAAAATATGATTCTCAAGTATATCCTATTATACAGATACCAAGGGAATATTTTAAAATATCATATGACGAGTTTTTAACTAAACTATATAACAGGTATTCAATTCATAAAAACAAAATAATGAGATTAATAGAAGAACCATTTTATGAAGAGATTGATAAGAGAAAAGCTTTTATAGAAGGTAATAGATAAAATAAATCTTGACTTTCTAGTAAATTATCCTTAACTTACCATATGGTAAAAATGGTTACTACAAAGCCTAACTGGTCAAAATCACATCCCCTAAACAAGCTAGTTCTTATGTATGATGCTATAGAACATAAGTTAGTTTATGCTGACCATTACGAACATACAACAGTAGAAATAGATTATCCAGCAGACGAAGGTATGCTGATTAATGATTGGAAGGTAGGACATGCTTATTCCTTTGCCGGTCGCCCTAAGTATTGTGCCGACATCCTAAACTATTGGATGCTAAACCAACCACTTGAACATATACAATGGGATAACTTTTACGACCAAGATGATTTTACATATTACTATCCGTTAGATAAGATGATAGAACAATTATGTGAAAAAGTTCCAAAGTATGATAGTCTGTTTAATGAAAAAACATTTATGAAGTTTCATAGAGATTTTGTAAATGCCTTCGGTGAGTTAGAAAAAAATGGTATTGGAGTAAATACAGACTTTACAAAGATATTCGGTGAGCATATGTTAAAGTATATTCACAATAAAAAGATATATCAGAACTATAACTTTTTTACAACCACATCAAGACCATCCAACTCTATACACAATCTTAACTTTGCTGCTCTTACACCTGATATGAGGAAAGCCTTTTCACCACTTAACGATGTATTTGTTGAGTTTGACTTTGCTTCCTATCACCCAAGGTTAATTGCTAAATTGATTGACTATGACTTCGGTGACTCATCGGTTTATGGTAGGTTAGCAGATGACCTTAATGTTACAGAGTCAGAAGCAAAGACAATAACATTTCAA